AAGCTGAACAAAAAATATCAAGCTGCAATAGTAAAAGATTTATCAAAAGATCTAACATCCTTAGCAAAAGACGAATCAATTTTTGAAGAGGAAACCATCAACTCTTTTCTTCTGAAAGGCAAGGCTGCATCATCAGCAAATTTAGCTTATGCAGCAGCTTTAACTTCACCAATTAGCGCAACAGGAGAATTGTTAGAGCCATTTATTAAGAACTGGAGTAGAACACGGATAACTCAAGTAAGCGGGGCTATTCGGAAGGGCTACAAAGAGGGATCAACCCTAAGTCAAATGACGCAAATCATAAGAGGGACAAGAGCTAACAAGTTTAAAGACGGGCTAACAAACCTTCAAACACGGCAAGCGCAAGCGGTGATAAGAACTTCTATTCAGCACGTTAGTGCCACGGCAAGGATGCAAACTTGGCAAGCTAACAAGGACATCATACAGAAATATAGATGGATTAGTGTGTTAGATGGCAGGACAACGCAGAGGTGTAGAAGTTTAGATCGGTTAGAATTTGAAGTAGGGCGTGGTCCTATGCCTCCCATTCACATTAATTGCAGATCAACATTTAATTTCGTGTTAGATCCAGCATTAGGATTAGGCGATTTAGATAAAGGAGCAACCAGATCAGCACTTGGCGGTGAAGTTCCAGCGAAGCAAACTTATTACGATTGGCTAAAAACTCAGCCCAAGGGCTTCCAGAATGAGGCGATAGGAAGACAGAAAACTAAATGGCTGAATGATGGAAGATTAAACTCTGAGCAATTTGCCAAGTTAAATTTAGACAGAAATTTCAATCCCCTAACATTAGATCAAATGAGGGATAAAAGAGCAATGATGCTTAAGTAAAAAATCTACGGCAAGTTGCCAAAAGAAAAAACAAAAAACAAACAAGGAAAACAAACCATGAAATTAAACGTAAACGCAGAAGAATACGAATTGTTAGATGATGCTATCAAAGCTGAATACAAAAAAGATGGAGATGGATTCTCCCTAACAGTTGACGGCTTAGAAGATACTGGAGCTTTAAAACGTGCTAAAGAGCATGAGAAAGAAAGGAGGCAGAAAGTAGAAGCTGAATTAAAAGAAATTAAAGATCAACTAACAAGCAAAGAAGATGAAATTATTGATCTCCGAAAGGGCGCTGTTAGTAAAGATGATGTTGAGGCTCTGGAACGCTCTTACAAAGAGAAGTTAGAAAAAAGCGAGAAAGAATATTCTGGCAGAATCCAAGAGGCAGAAGGATCTTTGCGTTCTATGTTGGTAGACAACGTAGCTACAAAATTAGCCAATGAAATTTCAACAGTTCCCGAATTGATGAGCGGAGCAATTTCTGCCAGACTAACAACTGAGATCGTAGATGGAAAAGCTACAACAAGAGTTTTAGATCAAAATGGAAAGCCTTCGGCTCTAACAGTTGAGGAACTTAAAAAAGAATTTGTTGCCAACGAGAAATTTTCAAGTATTATCGTGGGTAGTAATGCTAGTGGGAGCGGTGCTCAAGGTAGCGGAAATGGTGGCGGTGCTGCTAAGAAATTCAGCGAGATGTCGGAAGCTGATAGAGTATCTTTATACAAGGACTCTCCAGACGAATATCGCAAAATTCGTGATCAAGAGCAATCACTTGCTTCATGATCTAACAACAATCACAAAAACTAACATATAAAATATTATGGCTAACGTCCAACTATCTGATGCTATCATTCCACAAGTCTATCTTGACTACGTGGCTAACGATAGCCCCGAAAAAACCGCTTTCATTGAAGGCGGTATTGCAGTAACCAACCCCGTGCTTGGTCAACAGGCTAACAGCGGTGGCAATGTTGTAGAGATTCCACATTGGAATGACCTCGCAACTGATGAACCTAACATTGGTGATACTACTGACAACGATGCAACTCCTTACAAACTAACATCTGGCAAGCAAACTGCCCGTGTAGCTTATCTTAATAACGGCTGGGCAGCTAAAGATCTTGTTGGCGAAATCGCTGGCTCTGATCCGATGCGCAGGATTCGTGATCGCACAGATCGCTACTGGATGCGCTCTTGGCAGAAACGCCTCTTGGCTTGTGCCGAAGGTGTCCAAGCTGGTAACGTAGCAGCTAACAGTTCTGATATGGTAAATGATATTGCCATTGAAGACGGTGCTAACGCAACTGCAGCTAACCTTATCGGACGTAGTGCCGTAGTTGAAGCAGCATTTACCCTTGGTGATTCTTTCGGGAATACTGGAGTAATTGCACTTCACTCTGCAGTTTACAAGCGTCTGGTTAATCTTGATGACATCGACTTTGTAGCCGATTCACAAGGCACTCTAAACATTCCTAGCTATCTCGGCAAGCGAGTTGTCATTGATGATTCAATGCCAGTTATTGCTGGGGGAACTTCTGGTTTCAAATATACCACCATGCTCTTCGGTGAGGGTGCTATTGGCTACGGAATGGGAACTCCTGCCGTTCCAGTTGAGGTAGACCGTGATCCAGCAAAAGGTGTTGGTTCTGGTCTTGAAACTCTTTGGGAGCGTAATACTTGGTTGATTCATCCGAGCGGATACAACTTCACTTCTACTGCTGTAGCGAGTGAATCTCCAACTCTTGCAGAGTTGCGTGATGCAACTAACTGGACACGGGTATTTGATCGCAAGTCAATTCCTTTGGCTTTCCTTGTTACAAACGGCTAATCCCTTTGTTAAGGTTAGGGCAGGAGGTGTTTACGGTTCGCCTCCTGCCCACTTAACTAACAGAAACCTAAAAAAATTATGTCAAATAAAAATAAATCTTGGAGTCCTGATGATCAGACACAAGAAGCACCAAAGAAAAAAGCAGCAAAGAAAAACAAACCTGCAAAGCCAAAAGCTGAAAGCGGTTTAAATAAAGACGGGAATGTTGTAGGTCAGCATGTTACATTTGAACAAATACAACTTGGAATGAAAAACCAATTTCAACCAGTAATCGAAAGATCAAGCAGACGCAAACGCTAATTTAAAATGGCTTTAATTATTGAAGATGGGAGTAGCGTATCTAACGCCAACTCCTACATAACAGTTGCAGAGGCAAGATCCTTTGCTGACTTAAGAAATCTATTGCTGCCAACAAGTGACGCAGACTTAGAAGTTTTGATAATTAAAGCCTTCGATTATCTCGAGTCGTTAGATTATAAGGGTGTTCATGCCAACCCTCCACAATCGGCAGAATTTCCAAGAAGAAATTTATATCTGCAAGGGATACTTTTTTCAGAATCACAAATACCTTATAAATTAAAGCAAGCGCAAAGCCAACTAACGTTTGAGGCAGTCAATACGGATTTGCAGCCTACAGGAAATGGCAGGGAGGTTTTAAAAGAGAAGGTTGACGTTGTAGAAGTTCAGTATGCGGAAAAAGGAATTAATGTTGCCAGACCAACGTTTACTTCTGTTAATTCTTTCCTCAAAGATTTGATTAAAGGCGGTCTATCCAGTGGTCATCTAACAAGTGTAAGAGTCTAACAATGTCAGATTTCTACACAGGCCTAGCAACTACAGCCGATGTTCTTTTAAAAGATAAAGGGCAAGCAATCACTGTCAAGCGAGAGATAGCATCCTATGATCCTATCACTGCAGAAAGCACTAACACTTCCGTTGCTGCTCAAATTTTAAATGGGGCAGTATTCAGCAAATCAAAAACTATTTATGACAATTCACTACAAGAAGAAAAAATTATCGGCACAACTAAAACAGTTTTGCTTTCTTCAGTCGGCTCAATTTTTGAGCCAGAGATAAACGATAAAATAATTTTCGATAATAAAGAGTGGCTTGCATTTGGAGTAAGCAAACTATCACCTGCTGGAACTGATGTTATTTTTAAGTTGGGAATAATGTTTCTCGGTAATTTGGAATTAGCCTTACAATATTACCTAAGACCAGACGGATTCAAATACATTAGACCAGATCTAAGTAACTATTTAAGACCACAACCCTAACAATCTAACAATACAAGACAATGCCAGATTTACCAGTATCACAAGACATAGATGACTTCATGCAGTCTGCGGATGATGCAGCCGCAAGATCAGAATTAGGGCTAGGCTCTGCAGCAACTTCTAACACGGGAGATTTTGCCACTTCAATTCAAGGAGGCAAGGCAGACACGGCACTTCAAAGCGGGGCTAACATATCAGAACTTACTAATAATGCTGGTTACATCACAAGTGCGCCAGTTGATAGCGTGAACAGCCAAGTTGGAACAGTTTTGTTAGATGCTGATGACATTGCTGATGCTGCCACGACTAACAAATTCGCAACACAAATTGAACTAAACAAAGCAAACTCAGCCTTGCAAAGCGGTGATAATGTTTCTGCTTTAAATAATGATGCTGGGTATCTAACGACAGCCCCAGCAGCACCCGTAGATAGTGTAAATACTCAAACAGGTGCAGTTGTGTTAGACGCTGATGATATTTCTGACTCTGCCACAACTAACAAATTTGCTACACAAGCGGAGTTAGATAAAGCAAACTCGTCTTTACAAAGTTTAGTAGCAGGAACAAATATTACCATTGATGCTACAAACCCGACAAGCCCAACTATCAACTCAAGCGGTGGTGGTGCTGTAGATTCTGTAAACACTCAGACAGGAGTTGTAGTGTTAGATGCTGATGATATTAGCGATGCAACCACTACTAACAAGTTTGCAACTCAAGCGCAGTTAGACAATGCAGATAGCGCATTGCAAAGCGGAGATAATATTACAGAGCTTGCTAATAATGCGGGTTACATTACTTCCGCTCCTGTAGATTCTGTAAATGGAAATACTGGCACTGTAGTTTTAGACGCTGATGATATTGATGACTCTCTAACAACTCACAAGTTTGCTACTCAAGCTCAATTAGATAATGCAGATTCCGCTTTGCAAAGTGGTGACAATATCAGCGAGCTTACTAACAATTCTGGTTATATTACTTCCGCTCCAGTTGATAGCGTAAACACACAAACAGGGGCTGTAGTGTTAGACGCTGATGATATTGATGATTCAGCTACTACTAACAAGTTTGCTACACAAGCACAGTTAGACAAAGC